GGCACTATGGTCCTCACAATAGTAGACCTAGGTTCGACAACTATAATCTTATTGTATTTCGCACCAACGAGTATCTCAATATGCCGAATGAGTGCAGTGCTTTTACCAGAACCAGTTGGCGCAGATATAACCACGGGCCTTCCATGAGACATGCTCCTTATGTGAGGTGTCACATCAGAATAGTTTGGTGGCAGAGAGCTCCAAAACAAATTCTGAATAAAGAATGTCAAGTTCTCGACAAGCATGTTTATGTCAGGCAGCAACATTTTGGAAACCACCGGAAAAATATCCGGGATGTTAACAAAATGGAGCAATGCTATGACAAATAAATCATGCACCTGAAAAGACCATCTTTTGGCATCCACAAAAAGTTTGCCATTAATGGTAAACTGAAGCTGCGCAATCTTACGTGCAAAAGATTGCACTGGAAAATTCCACTTAACCAAACCGGGCAATGTTTTGTAGACAAGGAACAACCAGTGACGAAGTAATAACGAACTGACATTAGTCTCATCATCAACATGAACACACACACTCGGGTCCAAAAATTCGTACACGGTCTTCCTTAACATAAAAGAAAGTTCACTGGGGCCAGCAGAACCATTACTGATGGAAATAAGTTGAACTGGCCAGGAAATTGTTCGAAACAACTTGCTCTGCAAAGTTGTCATGTAACCCATATTAAAAATGGCAGGGTTAACAAAATCAGGGAAAATGGCCAACGCACCAAGTATGGAATCTAAAGGAGTGAGGGATCCATACACCATCACAGAATCATTGATATGGTACTGTTCTTGCACTTCATCAATCAAATTCTCAGGAAAAGTTGCATCTGGCTTGTACCAGTCTTGAATGATCTTCCTATAAGTGGGAATAACAAAACCTTTTGGATTGGAAGGGCTTTTAAGATATTTCCTGAAAGTCCTAGTGGTCAAAATGATGTCTGTAACCATCCGATACACGTCAGGATGATGGGCTGTTAGAGACAAATATGAAATCAACCTCTTCAAACGATATTGAGGAGCCGTCGATTTCACCTTTGCGACCATTTTTCCAACCAATTTATCCCGGTCATGAAAAACCGCAAAACGGGTTGGTGTAAGACCAGCATCTTTAAAATCATGGATGTCGCTTGGCGTGGGAGTCCTTACAAACTTGCTCAAGAAACTGAGTTTGTCCAGAGTGCCTGTCGCTTCTAAATTATTAGTGACACCCCATTTAGACATGACTGCCTGTATGGAACGAAAATTCCACGCTGACGGCTTATTGCCAGCCATGCTCAACAGGTGGTCATCGCCAAAACAGGAAAGTTCATTATAATATTTGAACTCTTGAGCAGACAAGCCAGTAATCTCTTTCCAGGCCATGAGATACAAAGTCACAAGCCCAACACTGTTGTCCATACTAGTGGACGAATGACCAGTGGTCAGACCAGTGCCTTTCTTGTATACATCACCTGAGCTGGTTGTATTGAGCAACTGCTCACTAACTTGCCTGTAATTGATGTCAATCAGCCTAGCAATCCTGTCCCGATCCTTGTGGTTTTCAAAACCC